CTGGATCTGCGCGTCGGCGATCTCGGTTGGAACCCCCTCGGCGCGCAGGTCGGTGACGGTGGCGTAGGGCATGTCAGGGCCTGTACCGTAGTCTACCCGTCCGCCGAACATCGAGACGGGTCACCTTCTGATCGCGGGCGTACACGGTGAACGTGACGGTCACGTCGTCTGCGACGTAGCCCACGCGAAATGACGCAGGCGTGCCGTTCTGGTCTGCGCCCAGGTCGACGATGTAGGTGACCCGACTGAAGCAGGACGGCACAGGCAGCGCGTGAGAGATGCCACGGCTCAAAACGGCCAGACCCCGGATCCTTGCTTGGAACCCGGGGTCTGCTTCAAGCTCCTTCCACATCTGGAGCTGATCCGGCAACGTGATGGCGAGCGTCTCACCGCTCGCGGTCGCGACCCGCAGTTGAACCGACTCAGGCGCCGAGCACCTGGATGCCTGCGAGGAGGTCTGGATGGGCCTGCTTGATGTGCTCCCACTCCTCATCGGTGACCTCGCGGCTGGCGCCTGGTGTGAGGATCAGGGTGCCGCCGACGACGCTCCGATGCCGAACGGACGCGGGCAGGTCGATGTCCCTGCCCCTCGCCGTGTCGATGACCTTGATCCAGATCACCGGATCAGTCCTCCTTGTCGTCCGCGGGCGCGCTCGCGGGCGCGGAGGGCTTGGCCTGCGCCGGCTTGGGGGTTGGCTTGGCCGCGGTGGGCACCTTGGGCGGGGGACCCGGCTTCTTGGCCGCCATCGGGGGCGCGGCCTTGAGCGCGGGGGCGGGCAGTGGCGCATCTTCACGAACGGCGACCGACAGAACGCCGACCTGTCGGGCCTTGCTGATGATCTCGGGGTCTGTCACCTCCTGCGGCGCCGTGGTGAACACGTAGCCTTCGAGATGATAGGACGCGCCTTCCTTCAGGGTGATCGTGGCTCTCATCGGGAATCCTCCATGTCGTCGCTCCTCTTTGGGAGCGACGACCAGGTCACTCGTACTGGACCTGGAGGGTGCCCGCGGGCACGATCACGCCGGTGCCCGTCTTGGTGATCTCGAAGGTGAGCGACTCACCCGCCTTCAGGTCGAGGTTGCTGTCCGGGGTGTCGTCGAGGGTGACGGTGACCGGCTTGAACGCGGTCCAGTTGCCCGAACCGGTCGCCTGCGTGGTCACCGAAGCGATGATCCCGCCGTCGCCACCGGTTGAGGTGCGCTTGCGCACGCGCAGCGTCGCGTAGTTGGTGTTGTCGGCGGTGAGCGCCGCTGCGGGCAAGTAGCGGATCGACTTGATCCGCTGGTCGTAGGTATCGGCGCGATGGAACGGCCGCTCTGCTGTCGCGGTGCCGGCTGCGCCGTCCGCAGCCTCCTTCTCGGCCTTGGCCGACCGCCAGCCCAGCTCCTTGGCCATCTCGTACAGGTTGGGCTTCACGCCCTGCTCGCCGGTGATCTTGGCGGCCCCGTCGAAGTGGTCCGACTTCAGTGCGCTCATGGTGCTCATCGTTCAGGCTCCGGGCTGGTGGTCAGGCTTCAGGTTCAGGTTGAGAGGGTAGGACTTCGGATCAGGTGCCGGTGCCGACGTTGACGCCCTTGACCACGGCGGTGACCTCCTCGATCTCGCATGCGGCCTTGAGCGTGATGGCGTACTGGTTGGCGCGACGGAAGATGTCGCGATCCTTCTCGATGCGGATGTCCCGCCCGATGCCGATGATCAGGTTGGACATGTGCGTGAGCAGGACGGTCGGCAGCGCGTCGTAGGTCACCTTGACCGTCTGGCCGTCGGTGATCGCGCCAGCCGCATCGCGCGCGATGGTGCCCGCGGCCAGATCCAGGTCGTAGTCGGTGTCGTTGACGTACTTGGCTTCCGGCATCCCGGCCAGCGTGGTCTTGGTCACGACCACGTTGGAGATGTTGGTGCGCCGCAGCGAGACCGCGGTGGTGCCGTTGAGGGTGACGTGCTCCACCTCGCGGTACTTGTACGGATACAGCGGGAACGGGACGAGCGGCACGCCGAACGGCGTGAGCGGCATGAGCGAGCCCAGGGCGCGATCACCCTCGGCGGTGGCGCGCGTCGACACGCGCTCGCGGTAGTTCTGCTCCAGGTCCAGCGAGGTCGCGAACCGGAGGTTGGAGCGGTCGCGCTTGAACTTGGCCGGCATCGCGTTGAGCATCCGGCTGAACACGTTGGTGCCGATGTTCTGGCCCGCCAGGTCGACGATGTTGGCCGAATCCGCCTTGCGGAGCCAGCCATCGAACAGGGCCAGGTAGGTGTCCTTGACGTACAGGGTCGTGGAGCCGCCCTCCAGGAGGTTGCTCTCCAGGTCGGCACGACCGAGGGCGTCGCCCTCGATGTACAGCGTCTCCAGGTCGTTGGCCAGCTGCGTGGCCATCATCTTGATGATGTGGTCCTCGACCTGGTCCTGCTCGATGTTGATCTCCTTGAACGTGTCGCCGATCTCGAAGGGCACCATGATCTCGACCGGCTTCAGCGTCACCTTCGAGGTGTTCACGCCGCGACGCACCGACGGAGCCACGGCTTCCGAGGCCGGGACCGCGACGCGCTTGCCGACACCGATCTTGTCGATGTTCAGCTCCTCGGGGCTGAACTTCACCGTGCGCACGGCGTTCTTCAGGCCCGACAGGTCGAACACGTAATCGATGAACTTGTTCGCCTGCTGGGGGTTGAGCTTGCCGCTGGACGCGATGGCATCGGTCGTGACGATCGCCTTCTGGACCAGCTCCTCGTTGCTGATGGTGCCCATGGTCGTGCCTCTCTTGATCGGTCTGGTGTGGGTGGTTCAGGTGGTGATCAGACGACGCCGTGCCAGAAGCTCTTGGACTTCTCGACCGGCTTGTCGCCGCCGTTCTTGCCGTCGCCGCCGAGATCCTTGGGCACCGCGGCGCCCTTCTCGACGGCCTCGACCCGGCTGGCGAGGCCGGTGAGCGACTTGGTGAGATCGGCGAAGCCCGACTGGATCTCCTTGACCCAGGTCGGGGTCCCCTCCGCCTTGGCGACCTGTTGCGCCCCCGGGTTGGCCTGGACGGCCGGCGCCGGGGTGAAGGCCGCGATGAACTCGGCGAAGCCCGTGGAGTCGATCTCCTTGACCATCCCGGCGAGGGTGCCGAGTGAGTCCTTGAGCTTCTGCAGCCTGTCCTTGCTGAACTGCTTCAGACCCTTGGCGACGGCCGAACCGTCGGCCTGGAGGATCACGGCGCCGTCGTCGCCATCGTCGACCAGACCCTTGAGGGTCTCGGCCAGCTTCTTCATCTCCTCCTTCATCCAGGGCGGCATCGGCTTCTTGCCCTTGCCATCCTTGTCCTCGTCGTCGCCCTTGGTCGCCTTCTCGATCATGGCGATGAAGTCGGCGAAGCCCTTGGCGACGGCCTGCTGGAGATCGTTGGTCTGCTGGACGGCGGTCTGCTGGGTCGTCATGTCGCTGGTCCTCTCGATGTCGGTCTTGTTGACGGGGGCGGGGGCCGGAATGACCGAGTCGACGATGAACTTGCGCAGCGACTGCTTGGCCGCGTTGTCCAAGTTGGACTTGGCGATCAGCTCGTCCAGCAGCCGGGTTGCCTCGGCCCCTTGCTTGCCGGAGTCCTCGATGGCCTTCATCAGGATGAACTCCTCCTCGTTGGCCGGGTGGTCAACAAGGCTGACTTCGCCCACGATTACGGACATCAGTCTCTGCTTGGCGGCATCATCAGACATCTGTCGTCAGCGCTTATCATAATGCGAAGCCACATCATGACGCGATGACTCGGATGTCGAGTCAAGCGGTGAGTCGCTGAACCTTGGCGATGCCGCCGATGCTGAACCCGCGAATGGCGCCAGACTTCACACGCGCCCACACGTCGTCGTCCTCGACGAACACGGTCATCAGCCAGGCGCCCTTCTTGATCGGCCGGCCGTTCAGGACCATGTCGACCGGCGCGACGTACGACTCCACCAGGTGCAGGCCCTTGGGGAACTGCGACACCGGCGAGCCGGGCGCGACTGAGTGCTGGAGTCCGAGCTTGGTCTTGGTGTTGTAATTGGCGAGGAATGCGTGGGCCGCGTCCTCGATCGCCTCGGCCGAGATGATGTCGCGCTGGGCGTCGACCACCTCCGGCTGCAAGACGATCCCAGTGACGCGGCGTCGCTCGCCCTCGACCTTGCAGATGGGGACCCAGCGCTTGAACGTCTGCTCCATCTCGCCCAGACTCACCATCTTTCTGTCGTTGCCGACAGCGAGGACGATGTGGCTGAAGGTCACCTCTTGTCTGGCGATCTTCTGGACCGGGCTCGGCTCATCCTCGTTGATGTGCTTGAGCGTGATGTGCGGCGTGAAGTCGTGCAGCTCGGACTTGACCACGCCCGAGCACTTCTGCATCTCATCCATCAGCTCGGTGCGGAACTTCGCCAGCCCTGGCAAGTCGACCGAGGCGTACAGGACATCCTTGCCGTCCGAGGTGTTGGTGCCTGCGAATCGCCCCATCCCGGAGATGGCACCCTTGAACGGACGAGCGCGCTTGGCCGCCATGGACACGCACTTGAACATGGCATCTGCCTGCTCATGACTGATGTCTCGGCCGAGCTTGCCGAAGTAGCCCAGGGTCATGTGCATGTCGTCAGGGTTGTTGCCGCCCTCGATTGCGAGCGACTTGGCCACGCCGCCAGGGACCCAGAGCGCGAGCATCACGCCCTTGTGCTCCTGCTCCGGTTCGTCCACCGTCTTGTCCGGTGGCAGATCACTGGTCTGCATCGACACCTCGGCCTTGGCTGTCGGCGTCGCCTTCTCAGCCCACTGCCGGTTGCACACAGCGGCGCGCCGCGCGTCGTCGGGGAACTCGCCGCGCATGACCTCGTCGCCCATGCATCGCGACATGAAGTCATCCTTGGACTCGCCATCGGCGGGCGCGCTCATCGGCTTCTGGACCACCTGACACCCGCACTTGCGGACGTCATCGCAGACACATCCAGCCTTGCGGGGCAGGCTGATCTCCTCGACCTTGCCCCCCTCGATCGGTGGCAGTGGCGCTTTGCCCTTGTCCGGGTCCATCACGCCTGAGCCCGCGGCAGGAGACAGCTTACCGCCGGTGGCGAGGGCGGCACTGGTGGTCGTGTCCTTGCGGATGCGCTGCCACTCGGTGGCGGGCAGCGCGCGGCGGCGGTTGGGCGTGGTCACGCCCCCGATTCTACGCCTCGACGACCCGGATGCGACTGGAGTTGGCGTATGCCGTGGACAACGCGTCGTAGAACGGCTTGCCGTCTGTCGGTCGGACCGTGCCCGACTTGATCGTGAAGATGCCGTTGCCCTCGACCTCGCGCCTGTATCGCTCATCCATGTAGGACGCGACCAGCTTGCCGCGACGCAGCTCGAACTCGGCCAGAACCTCGGCACTGCCGTCGACGCCAACGATTCGCAGGACTCGCTTCATTGCTCTGTGTCCTATTTGGCCAGCCGCTCGACAAGGTCATCGATGCGCTTGCGCTCGTCCTCGGGCAGGCCGCGCGGCGCGCCGCGCGCGGCATACTCCATGTCGATGGTCGTTGACCCGCGCCAGCCGAATTCCACGATCCGCGGGTTGTTCTGCAGCCGACTCAACCGGTACAGGGTGTGACGGACTGCCTCCGGCTCGATGTCGTTGTCCAGGAGCGTCTTGGCCAGCTTCTCGCCGTCGATGCCCTGGATCAACTTGATCGTCGACTTGGCCAGCTTTCGCTGTGACTGCGTCGTGTCCCATGGCTGGATGAACCGATCGGGCCTGCCCTTGGGGAAACACAGGCCGTGATCGATCATGACCGGCCTGGCGCCCTTGGGGCCGCGTTGCCACAAGACGTTCCCATCATGGCGATCGGTGTTGCCAACGATGAAGTCGAACACGCGCATGCGTTCAACCGCCTCGTGATCGAGGTCGCCGCTGAAGCTGGGCTGGGCTTCACGCGCCCACATCTGGATGGAGCCGGACTGGCCGTCAATCTTGCGCGCCACGGTCCGTGGCAAGAGGTCGCGGACGCCGAGTTGGTCAGCAATCTCGGACGCAGCCGCCTCACGCTTGTAGTAGGTTCCGTGCGGGATGTTGCTGCGCAACCCTTGCGCCTCGCCGCCAACCGGCTTCCAGACCGCGTCCTCGATGTAAGGCCCGTGTTGTACGGTGACCACTTCGGTGGCGTTGACGCCACCGCCGAGGGCTCGACGTTCCAGAACAGCGCCATCGCGTAGGATGTCCGCCTCGCTCGGGGGTGCAGGCGCAGGCGCGGGCTTGGGCGCGCGCGGGGCGCGCGGCTTCCTCGGCTTGGGTTCTGGCTTCGGCTCCGGTGCCGGCACGGGCTCGAATGCGATCTCGGCGTCCTCGGACATGTCGACGCCACAACGGCACCGGAAGTGGTAGGGCGGCAGCGGGAACAGCATGCCGAGCTTGCCCTCAGCATCCGCCGCCTTGAGCATGGCCTCGTCCTTGGGCCAAGGATGGATGGCGCGAACGTCCTCGGGATGAGTCGCGTCGTCGAGTGCGCCGATCATGTCGGCGGCGTGGCGCATCTCGAAGGTCTTGCCGTCCATGTAGCGACAGCGCTTGCAGGTTCGCTCGTCGAGCGGATTGACGATCTCGTAATGTGAGACCTGGACCTCGATCATCTGCTGGACGGCGCCGCGCACTCGCGCTTGCGTGACGGTGTTCGCGGCCAGACCCTCGAAGTATTGCGCCGTGGGGCCAGCCCATCCCGGGGGCAACGAGATGGTTGCACGGTCGCCGTCATCGACGCCGAACTCGCGGCGCAGCGCCTCGCGGAGGAGCTTGCCCGCGTCGCGACGGCCAGCGCCGGACTCGATCATGTTGATCCTGACCAGCTCCTTGACCCTGGCTTCCAGGTTCTGGTCGTAATGGTCACCGATCCAGATCACCTGGCGACGGCTCATGGCGTCGACGGCTTGGCGATCGACAAGATCGAAGCTGGGGATGATCTCGGCCTCATCGTCGTCGCCGTTGGCCTTGATCATCTCGGCAGTGAGGTGCGGCGAGCCTGCGGGTTGGATGCTGTCAAGTCGGCCTGAGATTCTTGCGGCCATCTGCCGCTTGGACAGCTTGTACGCCTCCTCCATCACAGCCTTGATGTCCGAGACCACGGCGCGCTCCCAGCCGCGGAACTCCGCGGCGATGCGGCGCGAGATGCGCTCGACCTCCGCGCCGTCCGCCGGAGCGTCGCCGCTCAGCCCGGAGGTGGCTGCGTCGGCCGCTGCCTCGGCGTGTTCGATGAACACGCGAGCCGCGCGACGGAACAGGCGCAGCTCCATGGCCATGAAGCGGGCCTCGTAGTCGGCACCTGCTGCCTTGAGCAGCATGTCGTCAACGAGGACTGCCGCGTGGGCCAGTTCCGCGTCCGTCAGCCCCGAGACCAGATCACCGCGCATCGCCTGCCGGCCAAAAGAGCCAGAGAAGCAACCCTGCGGTGAGCAGCCACGGGGCGAGGACTGCCGCGATCAGCCACCAGACGAGCGACAGGCAACCGATGAGGCACCACTTCAAGATGAACAGGATGACGTTCATCGCCGCGCATCCCTTCGTCGCCGCACCTCCTCCGACTCGATGGCGCGCTTGAGCATGATCAGCTCGCGGTAGATGGGGCTCGACTTGACCGCGAGCTGGTGCGAGGGCTCGGCCTGGTTCTTGACGGCCTCGGCCAGCTGATAGCTATAGGGCACGTCGGGCTTGATCGACGGGTCGAGCGGCGGCAGCGCGTGCTCGTCGACGGACAGGATGTCGGCGACGATGCGCCGGCCCAGTCGCGGGGTCATGGCGCCGGACCGCTCGGCCGAATCCATCAGGCTGGTCAAGTCCTCGTCGGCGGTGACGTTGGGGCTGTTGGAGACGAAGTCGTGATACAACACGCCAAGCTCGGGTAGGATCCGCTGGTTGATCATGTTGTCGAACTCGTCACGCTCCGGGCTGAACACCTGCTCGTCGGCGAGCTTGATGCTCGACTCGGCGGTGGCGCGGGTGTAGTCCTCGGC